GATTTTGATATTATGGTTAAGGCTCATGAATTTATAACGGATGAGGGGTGGGATGATGATGGATGGGACGGAAAACTTGATTCATAGAGATAAGCCGGTTAGAAATTCACGAGCTAAAAAAACACAGAAGCAAGAAGAAATAATTAACGGAGATGGTAATGGAATTGACACAAGAACGACTGAAAGAGCTGCTTGAGTATCATCCAAACACAGGATTATTTGTCAGGTTAAAAACGGCTGGCAACGCGAAAGTTGGAGACATAGCTGGCTGCGTATCATCGCATGGTTATATTTCAATCAAGGTTGATGGCACTAATCATTACGGGCATCGACTGGCTTTCTTGTATATGACAGGGAGGTTTCCATCGGAGCAGGCCGACCACATTAATCATGATACTTCTGACAATCGATGGGCCAATCTTAGAGCTGTCACAGTAAGTGAGAATCAGCACAATCGCACACTAAACATCAACAGTAAATCAGGTGTTAGCGGTGTAATGTGGCATAAGTACAACAAGAAATGGGTAGTAAAATTCAGGGTGGACGGCAAGCAGAAACATTTTGGATATTTTGACACTGTGTCGGAAGCAGTGTCGGTGGTAAACGAAGCACGCAAGCTACACGGTTACCATGCCAATCATGGCTTATAAGCACGCAGTGCCGCGCACCATAAAGCAGGCGGCGCTATTAGTTGACAGGCACAATCGAGGAGCATTGCACACTGAGTGCGAGCATCTGGCATGGGTTACGTTTCCATCCAATAATTTAAAAATGTGCCACGAGTGTCGGGTAGAAATACACGACGATGGAAGTTATTTGGGGTGAATTATGGCAAGTAATGCAGGAAAGGGCGATGTAAGACGTAAGGAAAACACGAAGGCCGTGGAAAATAACTTGGCCAAGGTAGATTGGTCAAAGCACAAGCCCACAACAACATTTAAGACAACTTACAACGGCAAGGAGAGAAAGTAATGCTATTGACTTGGCGACTAGGAAGAGCGAAGAAAGCTCATGAAGAGGCGGTGCAGGAGTTAGGCGCGCTGACGGAGGAATACAGGCAGCACCCAACTGCAAATGCGTACAGTCCGTACTACACGTACAAGCTGAATGATGCTCACAAAAAATGCAGGCTGGCTGATGAGAATTTGCAGAGACTCAAGTCTAAGTTTATGTAGTGTGGTACACTATAGCCCAAATTAAGTAAAGTAATTAAATCAAGAGGTTTAAAAGCTAAGTATGGCTAGAACACTAGGGAGTAAGGACAAGCCGAAGCGGGCGTTAGTTATGCGCTTGAAACAGGTTTATGGTGAGGAGTTTGATGTCATCATGAACATGGCTCATAACGCGACTAACTTGCAGAGCATAGCTAACGGCGCTATGGACACACTACACGCAGCCACAGCCAACGGCGTGCCATCTGACGAGGATGACGCTAAGGTAATAGTGCAAGCATTACGTGGTGCTTCAGCTGCAGCCAATGACGCAATAAACGCATGGGATAAGATAGCTGTCTACGTACAGCCCAAGCTCAAGCAGGTTGAGGTTACCGGTGAAGGTGGCGGAGCAATTGACACTCACTACACTGTCGAGTTCATTGAGGCTACGGGTAATGCCGAAACTGAAGGTTAACAGCAAGCTCAAGCCACTCATGAAGAAGAGCAAGCCTATCAAAATAGCGATAGGTGGCAGGAACAGCGGCAAATCAGTTGGCTTCGGTGATATCTTCACAATGAAGATGGATACTGAGCGTGCTGACATCTATTGTTTGCGTGAGTTCCAAGATTCAATCACTGACTCAGTGCATCGAGTATTCAAAGGCTCAATCGAGAAACGGTTGAAGCTACAGGGCTGGGAAGTGACCAAGGACAGGGTGCAGGCCCCGAATGGAGCTGTTACTCGCTACAAGGGTGCTAGTCGTAGTCCTGACTCAATACAGTCAGCAGAGGGCTATAAGTATTCGTGGTTTGAAGAGGCTCACACAATGAGCCAAGAGTCTATTGATAAGCTACTGCCAACGATACTACGTAACCCCGGCTCAGAGTGCTGGTTCAGTGCCAACCCACAATCATCTGCCGACCCATTCTCACAGCGATTCATTGTCCCGTACCAGAAGCAACTTGACCGTGATGGCTACTATGAGGACGACCTTCACTTGATAGTTGTCATCAACTGGCGTGATAACCCGTGGTTCGGCGAGGAAGGTGAGGCATTGCGCAAGTGGGATTATGAGAACTTACCAAGGGCAAAGTACAATTGGATTTGGGAAGGCAAGTACAACGATGCCGTCGATGATTCAATCATTCAGCCTGAATGGGTAGATGCAGCAGTTGATGCTCATCTCAAGATTAAAGGTATGGACCGTGGCGTTAAAGCGATGGGGTTTGACCCAGCTGATGAAGGCACAGATGACAAGGCTGTTGCAGTTCGCAAGGGCGTAGTCATCACTAGGGCTGAGGCGTGGAGTGATGGTGACCTCAGTGATGCTATCGACAAGGCGTTCCAGATTGCATACGATGACAGATGTACTAACTTGGTCTATGACTCGGTTGGTATTGGTGCTGGCGTTAAGGTGGGACTAGAGGATAGGCTGGGTAACTACGCTATGTCAGTCGAGGGCTTCAGCGGCGGCGGCACTCCAGAATACTCAGACAAGAAATACAAAGATGATGTGATGCATGGTGACCTGTTCGCTAACAAGAGAGCGCAGGCATACTGGTTATTACGTGACAGGTTCGAGAATACATACAACGCTGTCGAGAAGGGCGTGTACAGCGACCCCGCCGAAATGGTGAGTATTGACTCAACGATTAAAGGCTTCGCACAGCTAAAGTCTGAGCTGGTACGTGTACCGCGTAAGCGTACAGCTAACAATACATTCGTTCAGATACTATCAAAACCTGAGATGAAGAACAGAAAGATACCATCTCCGAACTTAGCTGATGCTGTTATGATGTGCTTCGCGAATAAAGAAATTAAACATAAATCTAAATACACTGACTGGGGCGAGAATATTAATGGCTAAGCAACCAAAGCCAATGAGTGATGATGAGCTAGTCTCAATCTGTATCGAGGAGATTGCCCGTGGTATTGGTGGTGGTCTTGACGCAGAGAATGACAACGACATCAGCCTGCCACTAGATTACTATCTTGGTAAGCTGCCCGGTATCTCGGCGGTAGCAGCTAAGGATAAGAATGCATCACGGTATGTGAGCATGGACGTTATGGACGGTATTGAGGCGACAGTCGCTGAAATTATGCCCACGTTCTCAACAGATAGCATTGGATTCTATGTGCCATCAGGTGAGGCTGATGAGGAGAGCGCGGAGACAGAGTCTGCACTAGTCAACTACCTATTCTTTGAGGAATACAACGGCTGGACATTGCTGCAAGAGCTATTGAAAGATACGCTGCTGCATCGTAACTGTACTGCTAAGGTCTACTGGGATGAGCGTGCCAGTGTTGCATACGAGGAGTATGACAACGTCAATCAGGCAGCACTACAGCAAATACTTGCACCGAATGCACCTATGCAGGAGGTCGAGATAGTTGGGCAGGTCGTCGATGGTGAGGAAGAGATGCAGGAAATGCAGCCAACACCAGAGCGTCAGATGCTGGTTGAGATGGGTGTATCTCCCGAACTAGCGCCACCAGTTCAAGAAACATTCAACATCAAGATTAAACGTACCACAATCGTTGGTAAGCCAGTCATTAAGGCATTATCCCCTGAAGAGGTCATTGTCAACGGTGACCACAACAGCCCATTCTTAGACGATGCGCGTGTTGCATGTCACGAGAAGGCCGAGACATCATCAAGCCTGATTGCTCAGGGCTTCGACCCTGAAGTTGTTGCGCTATTACCCGACTACAGCACCAACACCGAGTCGCTATCACGTAGCCGTGAGTCAGAGGAATTCGATTACGCCTCATCTCATGAAGCCACAGCAACCAAGCGGGTATTCGAGTGCTACATACTGGTAGATTACGATGGTGATGGCATTGCAGAGAGACGCAAAGTCGTCATTGGTGATGGCAACCATCTACTAGCTAACGACCCAGTTACGTCCGTGTCATTGGTCGGTGGTGTCGCCACATTGATGCCGCACAAGTACAAGGGCATTAGCTTATTTGAGCGATTACGTGAGATTCAGGACACAAAGACACCGCTGATTCGTAGTGTGGTTGATGCAACACAGCTCGCAGCTAACCCACGAATGGGTGTAATCGCTGGCGAAGTTAACATTGATGACTTATTGACATCAAGAACTGGTGGACTAGTTCGTGCAGAAAGCCAAGGCTCTATCTTTGAGCTGCCAAAGGGCGAGGTATCACAGTCGGCCTACTCATTGCTAGCATTTATGAATGAGCAGCGCAAGGAGCGTGGCGGTAGCGCTGTCGGCATGGCAAACACGGCTAACGCTGCTGTAGGTCAGGGCGGTGACCACACAATGGAACGTGTCATGTCCAGCATGGAGTTAACTAACTCGCTTATAGCGAAGAGCATGGGTGAGACTATCATCCGTGGCATCTTCATTGAATTGCACAAGCTAATCCGTGAGAATCATCAGGGTGAGCTGCAAGCACGAGTGGGTAGCCGGTGGATTAAGTCTATGCCTTCAGAGTGGCAGTCTAGAGCTAACGTGTCCATCCAGATTGGCTCAAGTAATGCGGAGCGTGTACGTCAGGCCAATGTATTGCGTGAGGCGATACAGCTACAGGAGAAGCTGGCGGGTATGGGGTCGGTTATGTTTGACGAGTCGAAGGCTTACACAGCTATCAGTCAAGTGATGAAGCTAGAGGGTATTAAAGCGCCTGAAAGATTCTTCATTGACCCTGAGTCCGAGGAGGGCCAGCAAGCAAGCGAAGGTAAGCAGCAGCAGTCTGAGGAGATGCGGCAGAAGGAAGAGATGGTGCAGCAGGCGATGGCTAAGGCTCAAAACGATATAGCTGCAGGTGAGCTGATGAAGGGCCAAGCGGCACTACAAGCACAGCAAGCTAAGGTTCAGATTGAGGGTATGAAGCAAGAACTTGACCGCATGGCAGCGATGGTTGACGCAGCAGACAAGGCTGATGAGACCCAGTACAAGTATGACAAGATGGCGGCTGATGAGGCGTTAGAGCTTACCAAGCTAGAATTGCAGTACGGCACAGATGCTAAGGCAACAAATGAGGAGAACAAGTAATGGAATACCCGCTCAGCTTTAACCAGAGATATCATCTGGCTACGCTTGAGGAGAATAAGGCTAGGCAGAACAAGGATGGCAGTATGAC